ATGTGGTTACCGATGACCACGGGTTGGACCTCGGAGCATCCGACCGCGCTCTGGGCGCGAATGCCAACCGACGAGGGTGTCAGCGCGTCGCTGTTCAACGGGGTCAGCCGGAACTCGGCCGCCTTGGTCATGACGACCAGGTGCCCCATGGGGACCAGGTGCATGATCGGCGAGGCGCGGCGCCAGTCGATGCTCACGGCGATGCGATCCTGATCGCGGACCGGAAGCGAGTACGAGAGGTTCGCCTCGCTGCCGCTCACGGTCAGCCAGATGGATTGCGGGTTGTTGCCCGTGCCTCCGAACGCGCGCCGTTGCTCGAAGTAACACCCGGCTTGCGGGTAGTCGAACCCGGACAGGTCCGTGTCCAGAATGGGCGGCGTCGTCCCCATGTCCGGGGCGATGTTGTCGTCGGTGAACTCCTCCTCGTCGGTTTCGCCGATATAGCCAAACAGTCCGCTCTGCTCCTTGTAGACCCGATAGCGAACGGCTGACGCGACCGGGTTCCAGGTGAGCACGTTCTTGCTTCCCGGGCTGGTCAGGTTGTTGGTCGCAACGACGGACGAACTGGCTTGGCTCTCCTGCCCGCCCGCACCGATTGCGGTCACGGCGTACGTGTCCGTCGGGTCGGCGGTCAGGGACGCGTACCGGATCGTCCCGCTGTTGGGCGTGTACGTGCCAGAGCCGAACACGTACTGGGCTCCGTTCACCTGCCGAAGCGCCACCGTGGTAGCGGTCAAGCTCTCGACGATGTACGAGCCGTCACTCAATCCGCTCACGCCGGCCAACCCGGCGATGATGCACGAGTCGTTGTCCACGAATCCGTGCGGCGTGGCGGTCGTCAGGACCGAGTAAGGGCCGGGATGCGTGACCGCCGTGATTGTCAAGTTGAACCCGATCGTGGCCGTGTTGGCGAGTCCGGTCGGGGCCGCGACGCCAGCGCCGAACGCGATGTTGGCCAATCGCCAGTCCGTCGCCCCGTAGCGCCTGAGCTCCTGCGTCGGGTTGCCGCGGTGCAGCAGGGTCACGACGTCGAGCGACTGGAAGAACCGGACGCCGAACAGGTCGGCAGCCGCGTACGAGTTCGGTATCTCGTAGATCGTGCCGGTGAGCGCGTGCCAGACCGAACTCGGCGGGTCGTTCGTGCCGCTCAGACTAGTGTGCGCGGTCTTGCAGTAGTAGTTGACGCCGCTGCGGCTGACCAGGTTGCCCACCGTGTAGGCCGTCGCGTTCGCCCACGCGGTCGGCGTGCTAGACAGAAGCACCGGGGCACCGTCTTGATGAAAACGGAAGTAGCCCGCGCCGAACTCGATCATGAGCGTTTCGTCGATCGAGAACTCGAACGGGATCACGCGAGTCGCGTTCGCGCTCGTCTTGACCGTGGCAACGTACTCGGTGCGCGACCGGCGCCTCGCCATGCCGGTCGGGTCCACGATCATATTCCGCAGGCGCTTGGCACCGTTCTGGTAGCGAACGTCCGACAGGCGGGCGCCCATCTTGGGACTCATCTCGCCGCCCGCGAACGACTGCTGGAATGTGCGCGTGCTGGTCATTACCAGGTGACCCGCAGCCAGCCAGGCGTCTCGATGTGCTCGGACTCGTGCTCGACCCGGTGGCCCTGCGCGTCAGCCTGTGCGGCCTTGCCCAGGTGAGCCGCGGCCATCTGCTCGGCCCTCAAGACCATTTCGGAGCCGGTCCGCCCCTTCACCAGCGCGCCCACCAGCTTGGCCGCGATCTTCCAGATGAGCACCTGACGGAAGCCGGGTGAGAACTGGCTCACGTCCGACACGCGAGCCTGGTAGAGCAGGTTCGCATCCTGCACGTCGCACCGCAGGACCTGCAGGCCGTTGTCGTCGCGCTCGACGGTGAAGTCAGGCGGCCTAGGCCTCCGACTTTCGATGTCGATTCGGCTCAGGTAGCCCTGAGGTCTCGCGGCCGGCACGCTGTAGCCGAAGAAGCCGGCCGAGCCCTCGTGCATGACGAACAGGGGCTTGAGCAGGTCGGCGGGGAGCGCATAGGCGTAAGCCCGCTCGTCACGCGTGTTCGTGACGGACACGAGCGCGGCCCTGCGCGTGGCGAACGACCAGTTGTGCGCCTCGAGCAGCTCGTCGCGCGCCTGCTGGTAGAACCGGTTGCACAGGGTGGCGAGCGTGCTGGAGTCGTCGGGCGGGAAGACCGATTCGAGAGTCGCGACCTCGCCGACGATCGCGAGAGCCTGTTGGCACAGCGCCGTGGCGCCCTGATCCTCGCCCTGCGACAAGGTCGAGTTGATGAGATCCGCGAGCAGCGTGGCGGCTTCCTGGCCGTTCTGTGCCTCGGCCGTGCCGTTGAAGTGCAGGGCGTCCGTGCCGAAGAACGTGGTCCCGTCGAGCTTGCCGCGCGTGTTCGGGTCGAAGGTCGCGCCGCCGCCGTCGAGCGCAACCAGGTCCTGAATGGCCGTGTTGACCAGCCCGGTCGTATCGCCGTAGAAGACGGGTGGGTAATTCTGCTCCCACGGCACTGAGGTGATCTGAGGACGCACCCACGGGATTCGCGCGGGCTCCGGGTACGGCGACAGGCCCGCAGCTGTCACGGCCTTGCGCATGGCCGCGTAGAACCCGCTCAACAGGGTCAGGTAGTTGGACCTGCCGGCCGCCACCGTGGCTTCGGATTCGCCCTGCTGGTCATAGAACCCGACGACGCGGAGGCTCTTGGTGTTGCCCTCGGCCAGCAAGGCTGCCGGGGCCATCACCGTGATCATTCGGACGAGCCGGGCAAACAGGCCGTTGGGCTGGCTAGGCGTCCAATCCTGCGTGACGCCTGGCTCCCACCAGCCGATCGTCCCGCGGAACGCCGTGTCCCCAGCCTGCACCTTGGGCAGCAGGGACGCGGCATTGATGCCCAGGTGAATCAGGTTCACCCGCCTGCCGAGCAGCGTGCTGAGCTTCCAGGCGAACGGGAGCACGGGACCGAACCGGTGCTGGCGCTCGAACGTCTGGCGCGTGACCTTCGCGCCGGTTGCGCCCGCGGCCGTGCCGATCGAGCCCGGTACGACTGTCGTGCCGTAGGCTTCGAGTTGGATGATGCCGCCCAGCGTGTCGGCCACGCTGTAGACGCGCCAAGTCCCGTTGATGTCCGGCGTGCCGGTGAACCCCGAGAGCGTGACGAGGTGGCCGGGCACGAGGAACGAGGCAAATGAAGTCTCGCCCGTCGTGTTGATCGTCGCGTTGCACGTGATGACGAGCCGGCTGCTCGCGATGCTCGGCGTCATCGAGCCGGCCGTGCTTGCGACCCGCTGGGCCAGCCCGGTCGAACAGATGGCCGGGTTGATCGAGGCGTCGATCCGCGAGGCCTCGACGTAGCTGGGCGTCAGGTTGCCGAGCGCCCGGTTGTAGGTCTGACCCGTTCGCGTGCCCGCCGACGGCCAGCCGCCAGGCTGCATGTCGTTGCCCGGGTAGCGGAACCCGAAGGAGTTCGGGTTGTCCTTCCAGTCAGGAATCGAGATCGTGCACTCCGCGCTGGGCTGCGGCGCGGCCGGCGACCACGCATCGACCGTGAACGTCGCGCTTGCTCCCGTCGTGTGGCTCACGACCGTGCCGCTGACCACCAAGCCCGCGCCCGTGAACACCTCGACCGTGGCGCCCACGAAGTAGTCGGCCAGCCCCGCGTCCACCGCGTCGCCGCCCACGCGCGTGACCACGAGGCCCGCAATCGTGCAGCTCGAGAAGTTCAGGGCCTTGCCGTTCCTGCCCTCGTTCCAGCAGAACGGCACGAACACGCCCACGTCGCGAAAGCTCGTGATCGTGCTCGGCACCGAGTAGCCGGGCACGGCTGGCGTGGTCGTGGCCGGGTACAGCCCACTTACCGAGTTCGGCGACGCGTACTCGGGCTGGTACGGGACCAGCACGCGCACGTTGTCGTAGCCCGTCGGCGCCCCAACCCGGCGGAGCATGCCGCTGAGCATGTAGATGATGGTCGCCGAGTTGGACGAGTCGAAGCCCGTCGTCCACCGGACCGTCAGGGTTGTGGTCGTGTTTGACAGGACCGTCGCGATGCCGCGCCGGCTGGCAAGCTCGACCGTGTCCGTGTACTCGAACCGGACCAGCCGGAGCTCGGCCCCTATCCAGGCGTCGGCGACGAGAAGCTCGCTCACCGAGACCACCGACTTGCTATCAGCGAGCCCGTGGTCCGTGTCCGCAGGAATGATCGCCTGCACGGTCAGATCCATGCCCGGCTCCGCCAACGCGAGGTGCGGAGCCTCGACGTAGCCCTCGTCGTCGCGGTGGCCCCAGGGCCGAAGCGTGCTCTGGCCCGAGCAAACCACCGCGATCTCGTAGGCGTCTTCCGGAAGGCGCTCGGCGAACCGGAGCATCAGAACGCCCGCGGGTAGTTCCGGTTCTTCGACAGCGTGCTAGCGTCGACAAGCCTTAATCGGAAGACCCCGGACGTGAAGTAGTTCACGCTGGATCCGGGGTTCTGCGCGACGTGCGTGTTGACCCACACGGCCGAGATGTAGCGAATGCCCCAGATCGTGTTGTTGATCTGAAGTGGCGCGTGCAGCGGGATCACCATGTTCTCGCCGGCCACCGGCAGAGATCCCGCGTCCAAGAGTAGGTTGCCGAAAGGCCTTGATTGCCCGACCACGATTGGCACTCCGCCGATAGTGGCCGATCCGACCACCATCAGGGAGGCGACTTCAATACCGCCGTGGCCCGCGTTCTTGACCAGGCTGGTCGTGCAGGTGGCCAGCAATGCCAAGTCGTTGACCGACTGAGCGGATGCGCCAAGGTCGTAGTTGTTCTCGGACGGAACGATGCCGGCAATCAGGTTGCCGCTCACGTTCATCGCCGCGGCGATCAGCATGCCATCGTCGAGCACCATGGTTCAGTACCCGCCTTGTGGGTAGGTCCCCGAGGAAGTCGGCGGGTGCTCCCAGATGTCGGCGAGGATGCCGCCAGCCGTGAGCGTGGCGCTCGGCACATACCGGGCGAACAGGTAGCGATTGCGCGGGTAGCGCGGAGTCGCCTGCGCGGGCGGCAGAGGCAGGGTGACCCGGCTCTTACTTGCCTGCAGGCGGTCCAGTCCGATCGGCCCCGAGCTGACCAGTACTTCGGGGTGCCACGTCCACGTGTAGGTCACCGAGGCTTGGTCCGTGATCGAGATCGCGGCCCCGTCGGGCGTGGTCGAGATGCTGAACGTGTCGGCCGTGGCCGATACGACGTAGTAGCTCGTGCTTGCCGCCAGCGGCGAACCGAACGAGCCAGAGGACGCGACCGTCAGGCGCGTTCCCACCGTCAGGCCGTGGCCGGCCTCGGTGATGACCGTCGCGGCAATGTCCGTGTCGCCGGTGGTTGTGAATGTCGCGATCGTGGTCAGGGGCAAGGCGACAATCTGGAACTCGACCGTCGCGTTTTCGGTCGAGCTGTTCAGGCTCGTCGTCGTGGTGAACTTGACGAACAGGCGCCCGCCGTCGCCGAGGCTTGCCGCCTTCTCGTCCCTGTCGAGCCAGTTGGTCGACAGGGCGCCGGCGGTCGTGACCGAAGCGAGATCCTGGCCCACGCCCGCCGTGGTGCCACTGAGACGAAGTCCGGTGTCAATCATGGGTTGGTCCTCCTCAGCTCACCACGGCTTCGTTGATGGCCATCTGGTCCACAATCCCGAGGTCCAGGCCCCACAGGTTCATCGTGTGGATGGTCTTGCCGGCCTCGTTCTGCGAGGTCCGGAGACTCACGGCCGAAGACTGCTTCTCCACCATCAGGCGCATGAGGCCCGACGCGATCTTGCGCGGCGCGTACCACTTCCACGTGATGCCCGGCGCGTCCATGGGCATGCGGTTCAAGAGCTCGAGGCTCTTGTGCAGCAGGTTTGCGAACGACGTCGGCGCCTGCGTGCTCGTCAGCGCGTCGAAGTGGCTCGTTTCGATGTTGCAGACGCGCCCGCCGTACTGCCAGTTCGGGACGCTCACGCCCACGACCTGCTGGATCTCGTCCAGGTACTTGGTCAACAGGTTGCCCGATGCGTCCGGCATGGGCTTCGTGCCATGGTTCTTGTGGTTGATACCCATCGGGAACGCGGGCGGGTGGATCAGCGAGATACCCTCCGGGTTCGCCTCGGATGCCCAGCCCACCAGGTAGAGGCTCGCCTGCGCGCTCGATGTCGTGCCGCCGGCCGAGATGACGTTGACGGCCTGCTCGCCCGACGACGTGCTCGCGTAGCGCACCTGCAGGCCGTCGAAAGCCTTCGCGTTTGTCTGGCTCGACGAGTAGATGATGTGCAGCGCCAGGTCCTTGGCGTGCTTGACCATGTGCCCGCGGATCTGGTTCATCCGGGCCTTGGCGCCGTCGTCCACCGACTTGGCGTTGTCCACCAGGATGGCGTCGATGTCGCTCCAGCTCTGGATGATCGACATGGCCTCGACGCGCTGCTCGTGCGTCGTCTTGCTCGGCGCCACGTACTCGTTGATCCCGCGCATCGTCGTGGTCGGCTCACCGACCCGGATGATGCTGGTCTTGGACCAAGGCTGGTCGGACGGCGTGTAGACCGCGTCCTGCACGATCGAGTTTGTCTGCCGCAGCTGGTCAATGACGACCCGGGCGACGGTCCCGTCCGGCTTGGTCTGCCGGATGTAGTCCGCGTGGGTCATGAAGGTTCCGCCTACGACTGCCATCTATCCCTCCTGTGTGTGAGTGTGTTCCCGAAGCCCGCTCAGCTTTTGCCCGCGTACATGTCGGGGAAGGCCGCCCGCAGTTGCGCGGACTCGCTCATTGGCACGCCCCCGCCAGTGCCTCGCCCTTCCTCGATCCGGTCCTCGCCAATGGCGCGACCAGCTCGCGCGAGCGCCCGCATGACGGACAGGCGCGAGCCAATGCCGAACCTGTCCAGGTCCTCGCGCAGAGCCTTGTCGGGGTCGAACCGGTGCAGGAACTTGGCCGCGTCTCGGAGCGTGTTCTCCAGGTTGGCGCCGCCGAACTCCTTGTCTGCTCGCGCCTCGTTCTCCCAGCTCTCGACCTCCGCACGCCAGCGGTCGGCATTGGCCTGGTTCATCACCGGGATGACCCGGTCAAGGATCTGCTGGGCCTTGGCGGGCTCGATGCCGAGCTCCGCGATTGTGTCCCCGTATGCGCGCAGGACTGAGGGAGCGACCTCGACGCCTTCCGGCGCCTTGATGTCAACCTTGGGCTCGGCTGCCTGGCTGAGCAGGCTTCGACGCGGCGCGTCGGCCTTCTCGGACTTGGACTCAGCAGGCTTCTCGGCCTTTGCGGGCTCGGCGGACTTGGTTTCGGCCTCGGGCTTGCCAGTCTCGACCGGCGCCGCCTTGGTCGGCTCTGGCGTGATTGGCGCGGGAGCGGCCGGGGTGGCTGGATCGGTGGCCGGGGGAGCAACTTCGGTTGCGGTCATTTGGCGGATCTCTCCTGCTGGATGCGAATCCAGTGGTCGGGGAACCGGGACGCCAGCAATGCGGCTAGCTCGATCCCGACAGACCGCCGGCCTTCCAGGTAGATGGCCGCGTTCACGTCTCCCCCGATGTCGAACGTGCGGCCGAACACGCCAGCAACGTCGAACACGATGGCGCCGAGCACGCGCACGCCGCTGTCGGACCCCAGGACCCTTTCCAGGTCCTCGAGCGCTATCGCGTGCCTGTGAAGCTCGGGCTCAATCACCAGAGCGACGCTAGCCCCGATTTTTGGGGCTAATTCGTCGCGCCAGCTAGGCCGCCACTACGCCTTGGGCGTGTGCTTGAAGTGGCTGAGCAATCTCGAGGCCGCCGTGCCGCCCGCGGCCGTTCCCCCGCTGACCAGGTATACCTCCTCGCGCCCGGGAAGCTCGGCAATCTGCGTGACTGCGGCTTGCAGGCCCTTGGCGTGCTCGGCGAATTGGGCGCCGACGTTGGTCCGCATGGACGCGATCGCGTCCGCAATGGTACCGACCGCCGTGGCCGTGGCCTGCACGGTGCCGTCGATCTGTGAGGCCGTGGTCTGGAGCTTGGCCACCGTCTCGGGCGGAAGCATCGGGGCCACGGCCTCGACGATCGCCATGGCCGAAGCTCCCACGGCCGCGACCGCGGCGGCCGCGTGCTCCATGGACGTGCATGCGGGCAGGCACGCGAAACAAGTCAACGCGATGGCCAACAGGAGAATCGTGGTCCGGTCTTTCATTCGATCACCTTGCCGCGTCCGGCAATCTGGAGTGAGAGTGCCTGCACTTGGTGCCCCTGGTCTTTGACCTCGTCGGCGACCATCTCGACCTTCGCGATGAGTGCGTCGACTCGTCGCTCGTTCCCCTGGATGGCGTCGCGGATGTCCCGCAACTCGCACACGACGTCCGAGGCGAACTTGCGAGCCCAAGCCATGAACTCGCGCCCACCCCAGAACCCAACGGCCAGGAGCGCGCCTGTCGGCCCGAAGTTCTTGAACGCGGCGAAAAGGAAGTCGATGGCAGGGTCAGGTGGCATGGCTAGTAGATCAGGACAAACCACGGGAGCAGGGCCGTCGCGCTGTCGATCGTGTAGGTCTCGGCGGCCCCGACTTTGAGGCTCGGGCGGGTCGCCCGATTGGCGCTCGCGCACACCTGCAAGTCGTCCGCGATCGAGCCCGCGCGCACGATTGCGGCCGTGGTCGCTTGGTTCCCGACCGCCAGCCACAGGTCGTCGCCCGCGGCGACTGACTGGCCAGACGCAACCGAAATCGTCGTGGTCTTCTGCCCCGTCGAGTTGAACGAGGCCGAAACGTCCGTGTAGCCCAACACGGTCAGGCTCGGGTTCGCCCCGACGGTCGGGACGCCACGAAGAAGTGCGACCTCGCCCCACGTGATCGTGGCCATCGCGGTCGTCACGCGCGAACGCATCTGCACGCTCGACAACGCACGCGGCGCCTTGCCCATGTAGACGGCGAACGTGCTGTTGGACGTGATCGTGCGCGTTGACGTCAGGTTGGCCGACGCGAACACGGGCGACCTGAGAAACGCGCTCCGCGCCATCAGGTCGGCCGACCGGATGATCCGGTTGCCATTCGCGTCGAACCGCGCCCAGCCTTCGCCGTCCGCGTAATGGATGGATTCGCCGGCTTGCAGGGTCGCGGCGAACAGGCGGCGCACGTTGGCCCCGTTGACTACCGAGACGGTCGCCACGTTGCTCGCCGTGCCCACGTTGGTCGCGACCAGAAACTGGACCTTGCGCGTGGTCGACGCGGATGGCGCGGCCACGACCGTCGTGTCGGTCGCACTCGTGACCTGTCCGTCTGCCGCGCCCGTCGCGATCCCGCTCGCCGGCAGGTCCACGAAGGCCGCGTAGTAGTCGACCGCTTCGGCCGATCCGGTCGTGAGCCGCAGGCTGTGCGACGTGGACGGGAGCAGGATCACGCGCGCACCGCCATGCGTGCCAGCACGTCGGCCTCGGTGAGCCCAGAACCGGCCCCGCCCTCGACCTGCACGTTGATTCGTTCGTTCGCCCCGTCGTCCGTGATGGTGATGGTGAGCGTCGTCGAGTAGAAGTTGAGGCGCCGACGTGCGCCCACCAGCGTGCCGTCGTCCTCGACCGCGACCCTCGCGTTGCTGGCCAAGTCGTCGCCGTCATCCACTGTGGCGAGATCACCGAGACCCAGGTCATCGCGAATGCCGGCCGCGTCCGCTGCAAGCAAGGCATCAAACAGGCGAGAGAACTCGGCCCGCTCCTCGAAGACCCTGGCCCTGGCCGCGCCCCTACCTGGCTTCACGAGGCCCCCGCCATTTCGCCCACACGACCCAGGAGATTGCCTTCCGTGGGCGTCGCAGCTGCCAAGTCCTTCGCGGTGCCAGCCTGCACGCTAGCCATCTCGGCTTGCTCGCGAGCCGCATTCGCCCTCTGGCGCGCCATCCGGACTTCGGCGACCTCGTCAGGCCGGCGCAACAGGCGCGGCTGCACCTGGAGCATTGAGCCGAACTGAGCGACCACCTCGTCGATGTTCACGAGGTCGTAGGCATCCGGCCACACCTGCCCCAGCGACGCGACCTGCGCGAGGAACCGCTCGGTCGCCGTGACACCCTGCGACATGCGCGCGGCGGCAAGCATGCCAAGGAACTGGATCTCGACTTGCCGGTTCGCGATCTCGGGCGGCGGAGGCGGCAACAGGCCGACCTCGGCGAGATGGTGGAAGGCGAGCGCGATCAGCGGCTCCTGCAGCGTGTCCTCAGCCCGCTGGGCCACAGGCGCCAGGATGGTGAGTTTCTCCTCGAACCGCTTGGCGATCTCGAGCGCGGTTACGCCGCTCCGATCGTCCTGGCTGAACATGCGGAACAGGTCCACATGGAAGGCGGACCGGATCCGGTTCCGCACCTCCATCATGTCCTCGCGCAGCGCGGTCAAGTCGATCCGACTTTCGAACAGGGCGCGCGAGCCCGTGCCCGAGTTAGACCCGACGTAGCTGATTCCGCCGGGCAACAGGTTGATGCCCTGGCCCTTCGCGCTCGTGTCCATGCCGAGCGGCGGGCGCACCTGGTAGGCGATGCCACGGCCCTTCTCGATTTGCTGGGCCTGCAACTGCTGGATCGCCCGGTATGCGTAGACGCCTGGGCCGTGGCCGTAGGGGCTGTCGTGGTTCCGGTCCCAAGCGCTCACGATCGCGGGGAACCTCTTGAACCCACCCTCGCGCAAGACACCGGCTTCAAACCCGTCGCCGTGCTCGAAGTAGAGCGAGCGCCACGGCATGTTGGCCTGGTCCTGCAGGCGCGGATCCCTGTCGCGCCTCGGCTCGATCACGTGCGTAATGTGAACGAGATCGTCGTACGAGCCTTTGTCGTAGGCCTGGCGCACGGCCTTGGAGCACTTGTCGAGCCCGAACGTCTGGACGACCTGGACGACCGACATGCGGAAGTCCCGGTAGAGCGTGTCGGGGCGCTCCTGCGCGTCCTCCGCGACGAAGTACTCGCCGGCCGGCAGGTGCCTGAGGCGGATGATCGTCTGGGGATCCGGCAAGACGAGCGCGGCGCCCAAGCCGAACGCGGCCTGCTCCATGCGGACGCGCGGGACGATCTCGTACACGTTCGACCGCTGGAACACGCGGTGAACCAGGGATGTCGCATCTGCGAACCACTGGCGCACGGGCTGCTGGTTGTCCAGGTCCGCATCCCCGAGCCGCATGGCGAACCAGTCGTGCGACGGGTTCATCGACGTAGCGGTCAGGCCGGACACGAGCCCGAACAGACTCTGCCACCCCACGTCGTCGATGACGGCCTGCCAGGCGGTCGCGTCCGTGTCGGGGTGGCGCTGGCGCATTGGCCCCCGCCACGGCATCAGCATGGCGGCGATCGCATCGCACCTGTCGAGCCACGCCTCGCACTGCTGCTCGAGTACGCGCTTGCGGGCCATCAGGCGGCGGCGCATCTCGTAGGCGTCGAGCACGTCACTCCCCCAGGAGCTTGGTCGAGTTCTGCCCGCCGGTCAGAAGCGTGCTCCTCGAGCCGGCAGACCCGGCGACCCGGGCGCCTTCCAGGATCGCGGCCACGTCAGGCTTGCGCCGATTGGCTCGCCGGACCTCCTCCTCCTGGGCTCGCCGCTGGCTAACCGCGGCGTCCCGCGCCTCTTGTTGGACTCGCTCCTGGCGGACAAGCGCCTCCTTCTGACGCTTCTTAGCTTCCTCGCCCGAGTAGATCGCATACCCGACCGAACCGGCCGCGGCCAACGCGCCAATGATGCCGTAACTCAAGGAATCTCCTTCAGGTAGACCACCTCGCGCTCGCCGTAACCGAGAGCTGGCAGCATGCGGGCGAGCTCGGAACCAGCCCTGGCGCCCACAGACACGGCACACCGGCCAATGCCCTGTTCGATCGCACGCGCGGCGGCCACTCGCTCCACGGTCCGCAGGAGCCGGCGCCCGACATGCCCCCGATGGGCCGGAGCCACGTAGAGCGAGTCGACGTGTGCGGTGAGCGCCGGCCAATGCAGATGGCGACTCCCGACAATGGCCATGACGTAGCCGACCATCTGGGAGTCGACGAACGCGCCATAGACCAGCAGGGAGCCCGCCTGTTCGAGGAGAACGTACGTGTCCCAGTCGGGGGCGCGGTCCAGGACCTCCGGTTCAACCTCGGCGTAGTGCTCGGCGACGAGGTCGGGGCGGCTGCGGATGTCCGCCACGCCGCACGCACGAACGTCGGTTTGCTCGCCTACCAGCATGCGAGCCCGAACCTACCAATGGTCCTGGCTCGCAATTCGTCGCGTCTGCCACGGGGGGACAATCGGGCTCGGCTCCTGCGGCTGCCTGTTCTTCCCCAGCGCCGTGTCGATCGGATCGAAGTCGAACACCTGTCTGCTGGCCATCGGGCCGGCCCCGAGCCCATTGGCCGTGCCGGGCATCACGGGAACGGCGAACGTGAGCGCCAGCGCATCGGCAAGGTCGGGGCTCGCCTGGTCCTGCAGTCGCTTACGCAGGTCATCCTTGCTCTCGAGCACTCGGCGCCCTGCCTCGTCGTGCCAGAACTTCGGCGCCGCCATCTCGCGCATGAGGTCCAGGTCCCTCGGGATCCACCCGCCGGCCCGGATCCAGTCGGCCATGAGCGAGTACATCTCGGTACGCCTGTTCTTGTAGACCTGGGGCTTGAGCGCGGACGAGCCAAAGGGAACTTCGATGACGGCGTGCCCAAGCTGACGCAGCCGGTCAATCACCCCGCTGCCAGCCCCCGCGTCGATAAGCACGGCGTCCGGGCGCCATCGCTGGATCTCCTCGGCCACGACGGCCGCGCCGGTCATGTTGTCGATGCCAAGATACACGATAGGCCGGAAGGCCTGGAGCCCCTGGCGCTTGAAGATCACGAACCGGTCACCGTGCGGCGACCGGGCTGGGTCCACGGCCAGGACCTTGGCCGCGTCCATGTAGTCGCTGTATGGCCGCTCCCGATCGTGCGCGGCTGCGTCAACCTCGGCGACGCTGAGTAGCTGGTCCTCCGAGCCCGCGTTGAAGTCGCAGAGCATCTCGCGGGCGAACCGGGCCGGCGACATGGTCTCGCGCATGTCCCGTAGCTCGGCGTCGGGCAACGCGCCGGTTTCGTAGCACGTCATCAGCGCGCGGTGCCAGCCCTCGGCCGTCGCGGCCTTGTGGTAGAGGTCCGACAGGAGGTCAACCCCGTTGGCGCTGCCGATGAAGATCGCCCACCCCTGCCGGTCCGCGAGTGCCGGGCGAATGACCGACTCCCACACCTCGTGTTTGATCTGGGCGACCTCGTCGATGACGATCCCGTCGATGCGGAGGCCGCGGCGCGACTCGAAGTTGTCGGCCCCGTAGAGCTTGAGCACGGCGCCGTTTGGGAGCTCTATGGCCAGGTCCTGTTCGCCGACCTTGCAAGCAGGGATCGGCGAGACAATCGCCTTGAGCTCGCGCCAAACGTTGTCCTTGGCCTGGTTGCGCTCCGGGCACATGTAGACCCAGAGGCTGGCCTGATGCTGGCATCGCAACGCCCGGTCGACAAGATGCTGCAGGGCGAACCGGGTCTTGCCGGCTCGCCGGTGGACGACGAGCACGTTGAAGCGCCGGAACTCCCGGTGACACCTGGCCTGCCATGGCCTCGGCGCGTAGTCCAGCCTGATTCGCTGCGGCGCGCTCACGGGTCCTGCGGCGGAACTCCCGTGTCCACCTGGATCGTGATGCCGCCCGACACCTTGGCTTCGACCTGGTCGCCGTAGCGCTTGGGCCACCACTTCTTCAACAGCTCGAGCCGCATCTGCGCGCGCACGCGCCGGCTCGCCGGGTCCGGGTCGGACAGTACGCCGTCCACGATTTCCAGAATGCTCTCGGCCATCGCGTCGTAGCCGGCCTCCCGCGCGGACCGGACCTCATCCTCAATCGCCGAGTCGGAAGCGCACCACTCTCGTAAGGCAGACCGGATCCGCCCCTCGGATGGCATGTCGAGGCTCTGCAGGCAGAACTGCCTCAGAGTCCTCCCGTCGGTCAGCCAGTCCACCAGTCTCGGAAGCCACACGTCTCGCGGCAGCGCAGAGCCCATCCCATACCTCCCCGTGATGCGTGCCGGTCATGCCGGCGCGAATGATGTTGTGCAGGTCTCGGCCCAGGCTCTCCCACCTGACGCCACTGAGCCACGAGCTCACCGTGGTGCGCGGCACGCCCAAGTAGCGCGCGACGCGGAGAGGCCCCATCGATCCCATGGCCTCGACGATCGCCCAGGCGATGACCGTCGGGGGCATGCGCCGCCGAGGCCGGCACCCGCGGAAGCGCAGGACGGTCAATGGCCGGCACCCCCGTCGACCAGGATGGCGGCGGCACGCAGGCGGATTTCGCGCACGTTCGCCCCGCAGGAGCACGGCGTCTCGAACCTCTCGCCCCGGATCCAAGCAGGCGCCCGCGACGCACAGGACGCGGTGTGTGTGATCCGGTCCGCGCGAGCGCGCAGCATGTCGCCCGTGCCCTGCGTCCTCATGGCGGGCTTGTCGATCGGTGGCGGCACTTCGGGCACGGCCGGGTTCCACGGAGGATCTTCCGGGAACGCGGCGAGCAATCGGGAGTAGGCTCGTCCTCGTGTCATTGCGCCTCGTCCTCGGCGCCCGAGGGATCGGGCTCGCAGACCAACAGGCGCCCCGGCAACTCGGCGCACCCGCAGTAGCCGCGCTCGGTCGGGTAGGTCTCGCAGGAGGGGCAGGGGTTCATCGGCTCACCTCCACGAACGCCTCGGGCTCCTCCTCGCACGCCCGCAGGACCTTGCGGGCGAACTCGAGCAAGCCCTCGTAGGTGCCCCAACCATTCGTCGGGTTCATCGTGACGAACACGTCCTTGCCGCGCTCGAGGTTGCGGATGCCGGCGCGAAGGGGCTCGACGATCTCGCTGGCACGGCGATGCGCCACGTCGGACGAGCCCCACAGCGGCTCATACAGCCCGCACGCCTCCGCCATCGGGATCAGGTTGTGCGTGCAGTTCGCGTGGAAGACCTCGCGGCGCAGGTGGAAGTCGAGGCTCACTGACGCACCTCCGGGAACCACACGAGCGGACTCTCCCAATTGCCCGTCGCGGCAGCCTGATCGCGCAGGCTCCGGTAGAGCGTCGACCACCTCGGCCCCCGGTTCGCGTCCACACACACCCACACGGCGAGCGGGAGCCACGCGGCCCGGTAGTAGCCCGACCGGTGAGCGTTGACGCCCTGCTGGTAGTTGACCGGCGACGGCGGCTCGCCATTCCGGTTCAGGGCCACGTAGTCCCAGTCGGTGCCCTGCGCGTCGTACGCGTAGGTCGCGCACAGTTCGGCGGCCTCGGCAGCCCATGCGCGCAACTGCTGGTGACCGAGCACGCCGGCCGCCGTGTAGACGCCGAATGCCCCGACCGCCATCTGCCACAGCATGACGCCCTGCGGGAGCGTCGCGTCGGTCACCCAGCGGCCATCAGCGGGGCGCACGTCCCAGAAACTCGCCGGCCACTGGGCCCGGTGCAGCTCGGCCCTGGCGATCCACCGGGCTCGCACGCGATCGGCCAGCGTGCGGTCGTCGAGCAGGCGCCACAGGTGCGCGGCCACGATGCTGTTCCAGCCCAGCGCCCTGCTGACGAACAATCGCGTGCTCGACCACGCCGGGTTGAGCGTCTCGGAGCCCAGGTAGACCATCGCCCAGTGGCGCAGCTCCTCCTGGAGGCCGGGACAGCCCGTCAGTTCGTACGCGCCGGCCAGCCCGTTGATAAACCGGTGCTCCATCTCGTCCGCGCCCCAGCCGTTCGCGTCGGCGAGGCTCGGGCGCACGGTCTTGCCGAGCTGGTCGCCAATCAGCGACCACGGGCGCCCGCCCCAGTAGACCGTGCCGGTCTGCTCGGGATCGACGATGCGCCCGTCCGGGTGGACGTAGTGGATAGCGCGCATGGCCCAGCGGCACGCGGCTTGGTAGCGGGTCTCGATGGGCTCAAGGCTGCCGTCGCCCAGGAACGTCTCGTAGCAGTCCCCGATGCCCTGGTCCTCGATCGCACCCGTGACGCCAGGGTCCGGACCGATGCCGAGCATGTGGCCGCCCCAACCGGCATCCCGCACGCTCGACGGCGTGTGGGAGGCAGCCCACCGGCCCCGATCGAAGCGGCCCGGCGCAGGCGTCGGGAACAGGCCGACCCGGTTGATGCCGCGGCCCGCCAGGTTCACGATTGGCATGCAATCGAAACTGAGGTAGTGCCGCAGCCACTTGACGCGGCGCTGGTAGGCCTGCCCGTCGCCCATGTGCCATGTGTCGCTCGGCAAGTATTCGCGCAGTCCCTCGGGCACGTCGTAGCGGGTCGCAGGGCTGCCCACGTGGCCGGCCGTGATGCGGAGCACACCGGACACGTCGCCGTCGGCGAAGTCGCACTCGTGGACATACAAGTCACACAGGAACGCGCCAACCCGAGCGCGCAGGTGCACGCGCAGGCCGGCACCGTCGACGTCGATCGCGACGACCCCGAACGCCTGCCCGGCAATCTGGGGGATGCCGTAGTAGCCTGCCGGGTCGGCGCGCAGGGCGGCCGGGATGTTCGGCTCGTAAGTGTCCTCGGCTGCGCCCGCCGGGTCGAACGTGCGGCGCTGGTGCGGCATGTAGGCAGCCCACACGTCCACGGCCCAGCCCACCACACCAACGCGCCGACCTACCACATATCGGCTCCCATCCGGCCACCGGCCCGCAGGGTGCGGCGGGTGCTCGTGCGTGGTGATGCGGTGCCAGCCTTGGTGCGACTCGGAGGTCAGGTTCTCGATGCGCCAGGTCATGGGGCGCCTCCTGCCGGCTTCTTTGCGTCCGTTGCGTCCGCAAGAGGAGGGGAGCGGAAACCCGCGGTGCCGTGCTCCGGACCGACGTTGTTGAACGGCTCGCAGTCGTGGTTGTCGCGATGCGTGCTGACGGCACCCTTCGCTCCTCGGGCTCGCATCTCCGCCTCCACCAGCAGCAAGTATCGCCGCAGGTCGCGGATGTCGTCGATCAAGCCCTCAGCACGCTTGTCCACCGCGATGTGCTCGAAGATGTCACACGGATGCGCAACGAGGGTATCGAGGCTCACCACCTCGCCCCTCACGCGGTTCTCCATCCGGTCCCACTTGCGCGCGAGCATCATGAAAGCGCCCACGCCACCACGCTTCTTCCAGCTGTTGCCGTAGGACTCCTGGGCCTTGATCAAGCCCTTCACGTCCTCCTTGGCGACATCTTCGAGGTGGGCCAGGTAGGCTGTGCTAGTCATCGGGTCCATGCTGGCTGCGTCCGGTCCCGGCTGCTTCGTCTCAGAGTTGTTCATTGCCTCGCTCCCAGGTGAAGGTGCTGATGAAGTCCTGGACCGGCTTCGGCAGCTCGCTCCAGTGCTCGCGGTTCCACTTGCGCAGAAGGTCCGCGCAGTTCCATGTTGGTCCGCCACTTGGCGCCTTCGCGCAAGACGGATCCGGACACCTTCCATAGCTTGTGCGAGGCGCTCATCGGTCACCCCGCTGCGCCCGTAGCGACCGGATGCGGCCTTGCACGGGCAGGGCACTCTCGTCAGCCGATACCCGGTAGGGCACGCCGTCCGGGTCCTCGAGCAGCAGGGTCGAGCCCGCCAGCCGGAAGTCCTTTACGGTCAAGGACTCGGACTCGACCTCCAACAGGACCGTGAACCGGCGCAGCTTGCGCGCCCCTCGCTTGGTCTCCGCCATGTGCCGGATCATGCCGGCGACGGGCCAATTTGTCCACCCGGCCCAATCATATTGGCCTCTTGTGGTGGGCCAATTTGGCTACCACAACCTATTGTGGTTGCCTGGGACCTCAGTACCGAAAGTGTCTCGGTTTGGTAGGTCGACCCGTCGGCCGGCTACCTGGTGCCCTTTGCGGATGGGACAGGAGAACGGATGCCCTTCTCAGGATGCCATTCCAGGGTCGCGCGATGGGTCCGGGCGTGGGTGCGCGCATCCTACGCTCACCACGGGCCAAGACGGGCACTGCCCGTCCCTGCCCGTCAGAACGGGATGTCTGCCGGATCGACCGCGGCCTCAGCCTTGGCCGGAGCCCGCTTGACCTTGGCGGCCGCGGCCAGGAACGCCTTGCCGTGCTTCGCGGCCATCTTGCCGACCGATTCCTCGCTTGCCGCGGCGGCCGGCGTGGCGCCCGGATCCTTGTCCTTGGACTGGACCCAACTCGCGTTGTAGTAGGTCTTGCCGTTCCACTGGTTGGCCTCGACGCGCACTTGCACGAGACCCTCCTGCGGGGGCGCGCCGTAGATCGTGCGCAAGTCCCCGCCCCACCCGAGGTGCAGGCAAATCATCTCGACGATCGCGTCATTCGGCGCCCCGGTCTTCTTCACGAGGAACCAGTCGCCGCGGCACGCACGACCGCCGGGGATCGGAATTCAGTTGCTCGTGTCCGGGTTGTAGAACTCGACGACCTCGAACAGGACCCGCACCTTCGGGTCACCGGACGGAAGCTCGCGCAGCTCCCACCCGATCGCCTTGGCGCGGAACAGGCCTTCGCTCTCGAGGGGCTTCACTGGTCACCTCCTTCGGCAGCCACCGCGACCGGCTTGCGGCCCGCCAGCTCGGCCTCGCGGGCCTGGTAGGCCTCGCGCAACCTCGTCACGTCGGCCGGCACCATCTGGGCCTTGAGGGCCGGGGTAATCTGCTTGCCCAGCGCATTGAGAGCCGGGGAGTCGCCGGCCAACTGGACGCGGGCCGTCCACTCGCGCAGCAGGTTCGCGCTCGTCTCGGCCCGGTTTCGCTCCTGCTCGGCGATCTGCTCGGCGTCCACGACGGCGGTTTCGTCCTGGCTGGCGATCTGGGCCTGCGTGTTGCCCAGCAGGGGCATGATGGGGGCGCAGAGCGTCTCGAACGTCGGGTTCACGTACGTGCGGCCCGAAATCACACCCGTCCTGTCCTTCTCCGCGTAGGCGACGATCTTGGCCAGTTCGCCGGGCTTGTCGGGCCTGATCGTGCTCATGCGGATCAGGATGTGGGGCTCGTACGGGGTCTCGCCCTCGGCCTTCATCTTGACGCCCACGGCCTTCAACTCGTCCGTGTTCTCGTCGGTCTCGTAGGCGATGCCTTGGCGCCCGCAGAAGATGACGTGGAGCGGGCTGCTCAGCAGGAACGCCATCAGGTCCTTGTAGGGCTTCTTGATCTTGCCCCAGGCGTGCATCGGGATCGTGCCCGCGCGAGTCTGGTTGCCCGAGTAGGCCGCGATCGCGGCTTCCCAGATGTGCGTGATCGAGTCGATGACCACGACGCCGTGCGTGCTCGTGTCGATCGAGCGAACGGCCGCGAGTACTTCGCTCAGGCTCTTGGTGTAGAGCGCGTCGAAGTCGAAGGCCTCGGGGTGCGCGGTGCGCGCGGCAACCTCCTGGCAGTAGAAGTCAGTCCCGCGCTCCGTGTCGACGTAGCCGATGCGCTTGCCGGTCACTCGGGCAAGCCCCTCGGCGATCAGGAGTGCGGTGAACGTCTTGCCCGAACCGGGCGGGCCGTAGAGGCCCATCTTGAGTGCGGCCTGTTCGGCCTTCGCTTTGCGGAAACCAGCCATAGCAATCTCCAGTTGGATGCAGCTTGGGGCATCAAGAAGGCACGCGGTTGCCCCACTGCCGCGCGCCAAGGTCTTACAGATCCACGCGCCTGCGCACCGAGAACGACGGGCGCGCGATGTAGCTCTCGCCGTCGGAGCCCACGTCCACGTCCTCCTCGCGGAGCACGTAGTAAACGTGCCCCTGCAGGGTCGCGCGGAACCAGTCGCCGTCCTCCCGGGACTGCTCGACCGGCGCGTTGACAAAGTCCTCGTCGCGCGGGATGGGGCGCTCCTCGTCGGCCAACCAACAGGCCACCGCCTCCATGATCTCCTCGCCGTCGACATCGTCGTAACGGCTCCACTCGCCTTCGATCGCGCGGAACAGGCGCAGGAGCTCGGCGGCCTCACGAGCTGTGTCTCGGGCCAACCGGTCCTTCGCGTCCATCCGTAGGGCCTGCGCGCTCGCCTCCATCATGCGCGCGTACTCCACCACGCCGCCGACTGTCCTGATGGCCCCGCGGGCGCTGTCAATCATCTCGTGCATGTAGGGCCTGGTCTCCATCACGCACCCCCCGAGCACAACGCAAGCGCGAGCACGCAGAACGCCCCGACGATCAGGAGCCCGGCCAGCGTGTTGGCGGACTCGCGCACCTGACGGGCGGTGCGGCCCTGGCCTCCGGCCACGATCGGCTGCTCTCGTCTCATCCTTCGTTCCTCGATGCGCAGCAGAAGCCGCGCGTGCTCGTGGGCCTGCATGCAGACGGTGGGACGCCGCAGGATCGCGGCGATCTGGTCGCGGAGACTCATGGGCGCCCCTTGTCGATCGTGCGGATTGCTTCCAAGGCCGTACGTCCCATCCACACGTCGGGACCGCCAGCGTCCTGCACCCACCACCACCCAAACAGGTCCTTGGCCAATCCGCCCCATCGGCGAACGGCCCAGCCTGCCCAGCCCTTGGCCCTGGCATAGCCCTCGATGATGTCGCGGCAGTTCACGGTTGCCCCCTGAGCCTCGCGAGCAGCTCGGCCCGTTCCCATGCGGTCAAGTCGCCCGTGTGCCCGTAAGCCAGCGCCCACAGGTCCAACGTGCGCGCTGTGGACTGGTCGGGCTCGATGGGGCTGCGTGGAGCCTGCGCGTTCCGTCGAGCCCACTCGGCCGCCCTGGCTTCACCGCGGGCCTTGGCACGTCGTTCGGCGCCACCGTTCTTGTGCCAGTTGAGCCTGGAAGTAAGGCAATGTTGTTCGCGCCTGGCCTGGTACCTGCGGCGGTCGTATTCCGCCGAGCAGAGGTTGCACTTGCCCTTACCACTGGGCTTGATCCACCAGGCTGCGAAACCGTGCGTCGTGCATCCCCTTTGCTTGCTCATCGTAGCCCCCATGCCGGGTTCTTCGTGACCCACCGGCGAATCGCGCGGATCGCGCGGCGCATCGCGGTCGCGTTCTTCGCCCGTGCGAACCGGGTATGCAGTGTCGCTAGTTCTTGGTCCTTGGCGAGGCGGTCGCGATCCTTGGCGGGCATGCGCTTGACCTGTGCGACCAGAGCTTCCCACCAGTCCGCGTCCTCCCTATTGCCGGGAATCAGCACGAGGGAAAACCATGACGACCACAGGCGTTCGCTATCATCCGCGGTCCAGGTCAGGGGCGTGTCAGAGCTGCGGGGGCTCATTGGGCACCCCCGCGCAGCTTTGCCGCGCAGGCGCGCAGTTCGCGCGCTACTTCCTCGGCCGTTCGGCCCTTCTCGTCGTTCCATGTGACGACTGAGCGGCCGAGGTAGTCGCGCATGGCTGCCAACGCGCCACACCTGCCGTCAAGCTGCCAAAGGGCCCAAAGGGTAAGTCCGGCCACGCGCCCAATCGCACCTTCTGCGCACCAGCAAGTTGCCTCCGGGTGCAGATGGCCACATGAACCGCCATCGACGGCGATGGCGGCGTATCGCCCTTGGCACCACCCGCGCGACTCGATCAGGTCGGCCGCCGCTTCGAGAACTTCGGCGGGGCTCACTGCTGCACCTCCACTTCCTCGACTCGCCATCCGCGGTGGGTCGCGGTCGCGACCCTGGCTGAGGACTCATGCAGGTGAACGGAGTTCATCTGCCAGCAGATGGAGCTGGCGTGCATGAGTTCCTCGCCGAAGTCATCGGCGAGATCGTCCGACAAGGTCTCGGTACGGGGCGCCCACACGATCCAAACCGTGAGCTGGCTCATGCGCGTGCCTCCACCTGCTCGGCCTCGACCATCCGGACCAGTTCGGCCTCCACTTCGGCGAACCATCCGGCCGCCTTGGCCAGCGCCTTGGTTGTCCTGTCGGCGGCCGGCCCGCTGACGTGGCGCAAGACCAAGTCTTGCAAGCAATGGGTCGCGCTCTTGAGCTGCCGAGCCTGCGCGATCAGTGTGGCAAGATCCACGGTCAGTCCTCCCACCCGAGGCGCCGGTACTCCCGCTCGATGCGCTCGGCGTGCTTGCGCTCGAGCTCGTCGAAGTCGAACCGGTCGACCCAGGCCTGGCCGGCCTCGACTGTCTCACAGGCCTCGTCGGCGACCACGTCGCCGGACTCGTCCAGGATCTCGGGGCCGGCCCACAGCGTCTCGGTGCCCGGCCGCCACCGGGCCGTGTAGTCGTGGATCCCGGCGTGCGCGTGCGGCCGGATGACGAGCGGGATGCAATCGGTCGCCGCGAGTGGTAGCGTGCTCATGGGCTGGTTCCTTGGCTGGTTCCTTGCTGGTTCTGGCTCGGCCCCGGCCGTCGTTGCTCCGCCAAGATTGGCGACGGTCGGGGTGTTCTTGTGCCGGCAAGTATCGGCAGAATCCGGCAGGAAGTCAAGTGGGCTCCCTTGGAAATCTCGGCAGGAAGCGGTAGGTTCCGGCCGATCATGCCCGCCGAAACACTCCGCGATCTCCTGGACGCCCACGGCGACACCTTCCAGAACGTCGCCAAGGCCGCCAGGATCGGCGATCGCACCTTGAGGCTCCTGGCACAGGGGGGCGCCAAGAACCCGCACGCCAGGACCGTTTCCGGCCTTTCCCGGGCGCTCGGCCTCGAGCCCGCCCGCGTCCGGGCCGCGATCGTGGCCGCGTGGGAAGCCGCTCGGAGCAAGTAGGTTCATGACCGGGGCTCCCTCACCAGCGGCTGAATCTGCGCGGGTTGCGCGCAGAAGTCGCCCATGAGTTCCTCGTAGACCATCCTGCGGCAATCCGGCAGCAGCATGCCTTTCGCATCGCTTGCCGCCCACAGGCCGCGGGCGACCACGGCGAGCCACTTGGTGTCGCTCGCGTCAATCGCCTCGGCAACTTGGAACTTCGCCGTGTTGAGCTGGATGCACGTCCAGTTCGATTCGACGTACCCGATTCGCCGGTCTGCCTCGTCGCTGTAGAAGTCGACCTTGAGCGTGCCGCTACTGCGGCGCGGCCGGCTCGTGTCACTGCGACGGCGCGGCGGCCCACCCTTCTTGCGATGCCAGCCCGAGGGCTGCTTCCTCGTTTCGCCAAGGTCACCGCTCAACAAGCTCGTCAGGTTGGCACGGATACCCTCGACGCGCATAGCCAGCGAGCTGTTGCGCAGCTTCTCAAGCATGGGCCGGATGCGCGCGTGGATCTGCTCGCACAAGTCGTCCCAGGCGTGGTCCGTCACGCTCATCTTGTCCTGCCCGAGAACCCAGTGCTCGTCGAGTTCGACCATGCCGGCGAAGCCGTGGCGCGAGAACTCGCCCAGCCCGTCCGACTCGTTCTTGATGATGACGCGGTGCCCGTACGAGTACGACATGCCGGACATGCCCGAGGGGTCGTCCGCGGCCTTGATGCCCGCCCGCAACTTCGCTTTGCGGTGCCCAACCGTGATCTCGCACTCGATCGACTCGGACCACTTGGGGTCCCGGGCGAACGTGATCGTGCGGCGCTTCGATCCGACAACGATCTCGATCTGCCTGCCGCTGCGCAGCGCGGGCGCGAAAGCAAAGCCGAACTGCTGGAACAACTTCTCGCTGTCCGGCCCGCTGAGCCAGCGACGCCGCGAGCCCTCGAAGCGAATCGAGGTACCGCGCCCGTCAAGCAGCTGCGGGGCGGCATCTGCGGTGTCCATCTCGACTACCGGCGGAATCCGCCACGCCTTCGACCTGACCACGTCACCCCAACACACCTTGACGCACCTGGCCTGCCCCTCGGCATGGCTTACGATCCAGGTGTAACCGGATTCCGCGCAGAACCAGTAGCTCGCGTGCTTCAAGCCGACGCCGTAGCGGCCGAGCATGTTGCGCTTGCCGCGCTTCGTGCTGAAGCCCTGGCGCAGCATGCTGCCGACTTCCACGCACCCGTCGCCGTTGTCGCGCACGACCACGCATGCCTTCCTCGAGTCAACCTCAATGACCACCCTGGTGGCGTTCGCGTCAAAGGCGTTGTCGATCAGGTCGCCTAGCGCGCTCTCCCAGGTCAGGTCCCGGT